TTCAATTATCAATGGTTGGGTTAATAATTCTGTTGTAACATTGGCTGTTAATGCTGCAGATTTAATAGCTGTAATACTATTGTTTGTTACAGTCACACTAGGTGTACCAGCTGATGTAACTAATATTGATTTGATAACGATAGTCTCATTAACTGCAGGAATACTAGCACCTAGTGGTGTTAGTGCACTACCACTTGTATTATTATCTATACCTTTAAATTTGTATTGGTTTACTACTGCCATTAATCTAAAAAGAAGCTTCTAGCTTCTATCTCCTGTTTTAATTCTTCTTGAAATGTAGTATTTAATTTCTCTAACACCGCATCTAAATCTCTAACTAAAGACTGAGCTATGTCTTGCTCGTATTCGTCACTTGCTCTGGTTAATGATTGTACAATTTTTGCCATTATATTCCTAACATATTTTTTAACATAGTATATCTAGTTCGTTCTGCATCACTAATATTTCCTGTCTGCAATTTTTGAAACAATATTGAATATTCATCTTGCAATACATTTGCATCTTCTAAAGAAGCTATTCCATCATTACTATCATTGTCTCTATTTGCAGTGATAACAGGTTTAGTTTTAGTTTTAGTTTTAGAAGTTAAGTTATTTGTAAAAGAATCTTTAAAAGATTTTATAACATTTTTATCTTTAAGCCCTATATTTTCAGTCAAACCTTCTACAATTTCAAACGGTTTACTAACATTTTTTCCTGTAACTTTTGAAAGAGTATCTGTTACAAGTTTTGCTCCCGAGTACAATCTTTTACCTTTTTGATATTTTGCAAATAACGCCGGACTAATTGCAAACATACCTGCGTTAAATAATAAATTTCCCATACTAAATTTTGGTTTACTTAAAGGATTGTCACCAGGTAAAAAACTATTTAACAAATTTCCATTTTCAACTTTTTCAACTCTTGCTTTTTCTACAATAGCTTTTGCTTCGTTTCTTTCATCTCTTGTGTCTGGTGTTACATCAAATTTTTCACCACCAATTATTTCATAAGCCGGTGGTGCTGTGATTCTATTAACTGTTCTAGTTGAAGTACCTAGTTCCTGAGGACCTCTAGGTCCATCGTTACCACCATTACCAGTACCACCATTACCATTACCAGTACCACCATTACTGGAACTACTATTTCCCATCGAAGCGCTTTGTGATTGGTTGGATTCATTACCCATGTCCATGCCACCACCTCTAAATCTAACTCTTTGACCTTGTGCATACATCATTCTTTTATCAATCATTATCGTCTTCCTCCAGTTTGTATATCTAACCTAAAGGTCCCTAATTTCCAACTAGTATCTACGGCCGTGTTAGATATTGTAAGAGCTATAGCTCTACCTCTAGCACGCGTGTCTACTTTATCGGTTGTAGATGATACAGTAAAAGGACCAAGTGATGAACTGGCTGCAGTATCATTTGGGTAGTTTCTTAAATCTAATTGTACAATAGCATTTCCTTGTTGAGATATAAAGTCAGGTATAATTCTACTAACTCTCATAATGTTTTCACCATCACCTCTAAGGTCACCTAAATTAGTAGCTGCTCCTCTTACAACTTTTTGTGTAATATCATAATCACCTGATGTAATGTTAGCTGGGATTGCAACAGCATTTGATGCTGCTTCTTGTTGATTAACTCCTGTCTCGTGTTCAAAATAAATTGTTGTACCGTCTGTATTACCTCTTACATCAAACGATACATCATTATCTGCATTGTATTTAGTTGCATGAGGCAAACCAAATACTGAAGAGTCTTCCCATGTTGTTCTAGGAAATAAACTACTTGCATTTGTAAACCATATAGGTCGTTTAGAAGTTGAGTCTAGATAACTGTATGTAACCGCTCTATTAATATTATTAGATGTAGCTGTTGGATAAAACCAAGTAATTTCACCAAACAAATTATTAATACCACAATAAACTAATTGATTAGACGTAGTATTAAGATCATCATAAACAAAATCTTCAACTAAACAATCCATAGATTCTAGTTTACCAGTGTATCTAAAGAAACCATTATCAGACATCCAATAAGCAGCACCATCAACTTCAACAGCTGCGTTCTGTCCTATCAATCCACAGTTAGTTCCAACTTGTTCGTAAGCAAATGTAAAAGGAGTTCCAACAAATCTCATAGTAAATAAAGAAGTATCCGACCAAATATAAATGGCATTTCTACCAAGAGTAGCACCCATGATCCGTGATCCGGCAGCCAGTCTCTGTGTACCAGCACTATTTTCTGCTGTTGGGGTATAGTCATTTATATTTTCTTGAGAAGAAAATCTTATAAACATGTCATCTTGTGTAGTCTTGTCACCTATAGTTGTTTCTGTTCCAAAAAATACTAAGTGACGATCGGGAGTAGATACTAACATGTCACGTGACGCTGTTGGTGCACCTGATATAATAGTAGCACGATTTGCTGTTGCGTTTGCTGCATCACCATCCCATTCAAAACACTCACCATTATGTATTAACGCTATAAGTGTTGATCCTAAATTGTCCAAGGACCATAGACCAGGATCAATTACTTGGTCAGTGTTAGCTGCAGCTGAACCCCATCCAGTAAAACCAGAAGAGTTGGTTACTGTTGCACCATTAGAATGAGTTATAGCTGTAGTACCTCTTGCTCCTCTTCCTATACCTGTTAATTTATTTCCAGAAATTCCTGTATACGATATTTCTTCTGTCCCTATTTGAACATGGTTTGTACCTGTAGATGGAAAACCTGCTGCATTAGTTAATGTAATTTCTGTAGCAGAACCATTGTTTCCGCCTGACGTAGAAACAATTGCTCCATTTAAAGTATTAGTTAATGCTCCTAATAAATTACCACCCCACAATGCAATACCCCAACCAAACGCACCAAGTTGTTCTGGTGGTCCTACATGATAGTATTGATAATATTTAACACTTCCAGATGTAGTAGCACCTGAACCTGTTTCATTGTTATTCATTGTAATAGTAATAGTTGTGTCTGTTGGAACACTAGTTACCATATATTTTATGTCATCAAAATCTGCTGCTACATAATTAGAATTAGTTGCTGCAGAAAAATTACTAAATAATACAATGTCTCCAGCTACAAAACTATGGTTTGTTGGAAATGTAATTGTAACTGTTGAAGATCCATTAGTAGTAGTAAAACAATTTGATAAAGTTGTGCCTGTTGGATTAACTAAAGGATGTATATCATAATACACACCTCCAGAATAAACATATAAAATTCTATTAGTTCCTAAAACTGAAAATTTTGTAGAGTCTTTATTAACAAAATGATGCAAACCTCTAGTAGCACCTGTTAAGTTATCTTGTCCTAATTGATTCCAGCCCCCTATTTTTTCAGGAGTACCATATCTAAAACGAACATTTTCTCCATCAATCCATTGGCTCTCAGCACCTGTTGAGGTGACTTGTTTGTTGAACCCGGGTAGAAAACCTAATTTTTGTAACATATAACTCCATTTATGTATTCCTTATTGGTGGAACACCTAACATCGGCCTTCTATCGAACCTATTCTTTTCTGCAAAAGGACCATTTACATGGTTATAATGAAGAAACACTTGTCCGCAAGTAGTTCCTTCAAAAGGTTCTCTCCAATGCTCTAATTCACATCCACTATATACCAGCATATCGCCAACTTCAAGCAGGACTTTTGTGCCTTCCGGAGCACCGGGCTTAACTAAATTCTGTTTTTCATTAACTACATTATTAGCTCCTGTTCCGTCAATAAATATTGGCCATGGCTCACCACCCAAGTTTATTGTTGTAGATATCTCACAGCTTGGCCTGTCTTTGTGTCTATGAAGTGTGTCTCCGTTCTTGTATAATCTTGCATAGGAATATGTAGGACATAAGTCTAGTCCTGTTTCATTTTTCATTACTGGTAATACTTTAACTAACAAAGTCTCCATTACTGGATCAGCATAATGAGAATAGGTGTTTGGTATTTGTGCATCGGACCATGTTCCAAACATACCATTATCGTAAGTTATATTGTTCTCGTACATATACTTAACTGCATCTCGTTTAAGCAAGAAGTAGTTAAATATAAAATTAGCTAGCTCGTAGCTAACTGCACTTTTGATTACTTGATATTTATTAAAAACCATCTTGTATAAAATTAAAACTTACTGATATCCTTATATCATTTGATTTATTTTGTTCAACTTCATGCCATAACCAAGCAGGAAACATTATAATTCTTCCTGGAATAGGGTCAATATGTGCTTGACGCCATAAATGTTTCGGGGGCTTGCCTTGTTTTCTTGCAGGCATTGTTGTTTGAATACCGGGTCTTGGATCATTAATAGCTAATATACCTGCTTCTTTTGTAGCTTTAACAAAATATACTCCACTAAATAAACAATTAGGATGTATGTGTGGTCTATTATATCCATTTTTATAATTTATGTTAGCCCACATATTACCTAGTTTTGGTTTTCTATCTAGCCATTCTTCCTTGTATATATCTTCTTGCATTTTATAAAGTTCTTGAACAAGAAATTGATACTCTGGTTTTGATGCCATGTCAGTTTTAGAATGCCAACCATCTACATTTGTTTTTTTAACACCTTGATCTTGATTAGACCAGTTGACAATATCTTGAGCTAATTTATCATTATCTAATTTTATATCTTTGCCGTAAACACTGGTTGGAAAAAATTCTTCTCTAATCATCTAAAAGCTTTACCTCCAAACCAAACGACAAGAGATTGTCTCATACCTCTAGTTACTGGATTAACTCTGTGATTTAAAAATGATGCAAATATAATTGCATGACCTTGTTTAAGTTCAGCAAACTTACCAGGTGCCATTAATTCTAAATGACCTCCTTCGAATTCTTTAGGGTCATTTAACAAAACAGTCATTGATATTTTTCTAACTGGTGGTTCGTGTTCCATGTTCACATCACAATCCATATGCCAATCATAGAACCCTCCTTCAGGGTACTCTGTAAATTGAGCTGGTTCTGTTACTTGTATGTCACCAAAACCAAAATGATTTTCATTTGCTTTTTGAATAAATGTATCTAGATCTTGATACATATGTCCCATCTCTTTAAATGGAATCCAACTAATAGTCGTTACTCTTTTCTTTGTATCAGTTCCACCTCCTGGTTTATTCATACCTACTTGTGCTTGTTGTGGTTTCTGTGCTCTACCTGATGCAATAATTTGATTGCATTGTTCTGGTGTAAACAAAGGTGTGGTTGTTTGCACTATCCAACTTTTCCATTTAGGTTCTGTAATAATTTTATTTTCGTACATTAGTTTCTTCCTCTGTTCATTATTGGGTTATAATCTACATCCATGTTTGCAGACAACGTTCTTCTATATCCTGGTCCATTAAAAGGATAGACACAATGTCTAACATCATATGGAAATATATAAAAATCTCTTTCTTTAATATTAGGAGAATAATCACAAGTTGCAAACTGACCTGATACAGAACCCATAATTTGTAACTTACCATTCATTGGATTGTGTTCTGAAGAATACTCTACTCCAAAAGATTCTGGTAATTTTAAAATCATAACACTTGATAGACCTGTATACAAAGAACCTTGGTGAACGTGCACTGGATTATATTCATGTTGAAACATTTGATTAACCCAAATAGAATTTATAGATTTTTTATATTGTTTTATTTTATTAAAATCTAGATAGTGACCCATAGCTTTATCAACCCATTGCAATACATTATCTGGTAACATATTATGGTGATGCATTTTTGAAGTATCTTTTCCTTGATAAAATAAACTATGTTCTTTCTCAATTTTACCTACCAATTGTTTGTTAGCTGGAGGTAGTGTTGGATATTTTGTTTCATACACATGGTTAATAATATTAAATACATCAAGAGGTACTTGGTATTTTAAAACTGTTTGTCCTAAGGGACAGATACTAAAATCTAATGTGTCCATATTTTTCTCTTATTCTTTCTGGAATCTTTTCAATGTAAGGGTTATATACTTTCCTAACTTTACCTGCAAATAGTTTATGCATATTACTACCTACAACTTTATCATCATAAGTTAAACCATTAACTTTTACATCACTTGGATTTTCAAAGTTGTGATTAAAATAAGGCTCACCTATAAACTGATATATTTTTCTAAACTCTTGTTCTGGGTTATTAACCATGTCATCATACTTTACATAGTGACACATATCTTTATAGTTATATGAATTTTTTATAGCTTCTAAATCTTTTGCAATAGCACCATCTTTATTCATAAGCATTGTTAATTTTTCTTCATCAGTTTGTAGGCCAAATCTATTAGGAAATGCATCGGGGTTTTTTTTATACCATTCCATATAACTAGCTAAGACATCCATTAAATCTCTAAGTAATACAATACATTTAAAAGGTCGTTTAAAGTGTTTTTGCATTAACTGAAAATTACCAGGTGTTGTCACTGGTCCACGGTCAATGATTATACGTTGTGGCCAATCTTTATAGTAAGTGTCATACACAGAATCTAATACATTATCTAAAGACTTGTGGTCGGGATAATTTAAAAACACATCTGTATCTTTTAATAAAAACAAATCTTTCATTATCTCTAATGTAATAGAGTTAGCAGTCGCAGCTATCTCAGGGTTCTGATTCATAATACTTGCAAATAAAGTATTACCCGATCTAGGTTGTGCTACTAAAAATAAAAGTTGTTTATTTTGGTTTGGCTCCGAGGTCATTAGTCAATTGTTCTTTCTTGTTATAGATCATCTCTCCTGATTTTTTAACTCTTTCTATAGTTTGTAATTGTCCTAATACATTAAACACT